ATGACTTTCCTACACCTGACTACAACTAACCTTTCGGCTACAGAAAGGTTAAATTCAGGTTGCATATATGCAAATTTTTTATTAATTTTGCACATATAAAAAATAGTATTAAACCGAGGGAAACCTCCTTAAACTTCAAAAGTTATGTACAACAACTATTTCACATTCCAACCCGATTTAACTAAGGCAATGCCTATCTTAAAGGATGCCTTAGTTCTAACGAATGACTTGGATCCTAATGCTATCCAAGACGTTATCTGTCAGGAACTTCTTCCTGCTCCTTTCTCAATGCTCGGTACAGAGGTTAGACTAATGCTTTGCACGGTAATCATCTCTCATGACATTGCTCATTGGGATCTTATCTTTAATTGCCCTCCCAAAGAGAAATGCCAAACTCTCTGCAACATCATCCATACCAATTCCATTGGATTAGACGACTCTTTCGATCACTTCATTGCTTACGGTAACAACCTTTGTAAAATCTCATTCAAAGTTGGATAACATGGAACTCAATGACATCTCAAAAATCTGCTACACTTACCCAAGTGGTACAGTAGAATTCGAAATCACCGAGGTTAACTATCAACCTCCTTATCAGTGGTCAAAATGGCTCTTCACTCAACTAAGAGAAGGACATCCCTGGTTCTCATGGCAAGCTGAAAATGACGAAGAACTTTACATTCTAATGGCTAAACAAATGATCGGTACAACTTCAATAAACATACTCTATCATGACAAAAAGAACTAAAGAAAACCTGGGCTTCTTCCTCTTAGGAGGAGCCCTTTCCATTCTCTTCTGCGAATTACACATTCTGCAGCAGGGAACTCGTATTGATAACCAGGCAGAAATCATTGATGCCTACGATCAGTATTGGCATGCCGTAGAAGATCAAGATATGCTAAACTTAGCAGACAGATTTGACTACGAAGATTCTCTAGTAATTAACTACGAAAAGGTCAGAGAGAACCTAGTTAAGACTACCAATGAGTACGAATCAAATCCTAATCACATACACAAATAATATCAATATGGACTTAGAACATGGAACAGTTTATCCTCTGAATCAGGCAACCCTGATTAAAACAGATGGAACTACACAGGAGTTGACTCCAAAAGGTAAAACCTTTACCTATGAGGAGATCAGAAATGCAATCAAAGAAGGTTGCCTTATTCAACCAATTCAACTCAAGTATTGGACAAACCACAAGGACTTCAAGAAGATGAACTTCATCTGCGACGAAGAAGGAGGTATCAATGGCTCTAAGAGGAACGAAAAAGCCTCTAAACTACTCAAAGGCATCCTGGGACCTAATGCTCAGGACTTATACGGAAATGTAATCTTCTTACCTAACAAATTATACAGAATATGACAATCAAACAATTTACGGAGACTGAGGCTTATGTTAATTGCCCTGTCTCTAGCCCAATCACTTACTTAGTATTTGGTGGACAAGGCTCAGTATATGTATCAAAACTTGAATACTGCCCAGCTAGAAAACAAGTAAAACTACTATCTGAACCAAAGGAGGATTACCAGGGTCCAGTTACAGTAGAAAACCTATTTATTCTTCCTGAGGATACCGAAATCCTCATAGAGGGATATCCTGGAGATGATACTACACCATTACAATGGGAAACTCCAGACAATGTAGAATTACATCAAGATGGTTCTATAGATTTTCAAAGGCTTCTCTCAGATGAGGAACATAAAACCCTATTTGATGCCAGAGAAGAACTTTATAGCATCATGGAGAACCTAAGGAATCAGGATATACCTGACGAGGAGATCAAGAAAATATTTCTAACCGTAATTAATGACATATGAAAATCATAACTAGAGAGGAATACCAAGAGTACCTCAAGGAACAAAGAAAACGTCAACAAAGTGACAAGTTATCACCAGAGATGAGGACCTTTATAAAGGAAAATATATCCGACATTAGGAAGGCCTTCATAGAAACCAATATCTCCACAATAGGCTTCTCAATAAAGCCTAAACCGAAGATCACTCTCTATAAGGCATTCTGTACCGAATACCCATTCATCACAATCTCTGAAGAGAATTTCAACAAGGCCTATAATGAAACTCATACAACTAACCTTGATCATCTCAAGGATTATATCCTAGCCAAAGGACTAGAAGAAGAAATCGAATTATGACAAGATATAGGCTATCACAACATGGTCCACTATATTGGATCTCAAAATGGATATTAATCTCAGGAGAGAACGGATTCTGGCAACAAATCTCTCCTCAGTACTTCAGAAAAGGCAATGCCCTACGCTACGCAAAAAGAAACAACATAACATTAGAGAACAACTAATATGAAAGCAAAGTATATCGACAAAACATTCCCAATCACACTCCAGGATCTCATAGACCTGGCTAAGTCAGAAAACCTAGATCCAAAAGATCTGAAGTTAATCATGAACAGCAATCAAGCTGACCTAAGTGCATACGTACAATGTGCCTTACTAAATCAGGATTGCGATAAGATCTCTATCGAACTATATACAGAAGCTAATGATGGTCTTCACGAAGATCTCCAATTAAAACAACAGTAATATGTACACAGATCTAATCATCGACAGAGCTAGTACCCTCCTACAAAACAAAGGTATTCAACTCAATGGTAATGAAACTCTTGACGAAATAGAAGACCTAATAAAATCACATACCTCACCAAGAGAATATGATGATTTTATATGGAATCTCCAATTAGAGATCTTGGATGACAACGGTAGTCCATGCTACTAAAAACAAACGAAAGGATCCAGGCTAAAGAACCTGGATCTAATCGTGTAAATAACCCAACGCTACCGCCTAAAACAAACAAATTTAAAAACCAATCCACATAACCATATTATATATCATAATATACTAACCATATATAATACTATATGGGCCTTCCCTTTTAGGTGTACCTGATAGGTAATCCAATGTAGGTATCAAACATAGATCTACAATATAGCTGATCTATATTCGTGTCATAAAATAGTACTTAATACAATACACAGGGGGTAGTCGGATTTCGATACCACGAGGTACCTTGAATGAGATGGGGATCACTATGCCCCACAAGGCCCCAAAACCATATATGGCATGTGTACCCCAGGGCTTATCTACGCTACAGCTTAACTACGTAACAGATATATAGCTACATGGCCAGATTCTATTTCACCTAATATTGCCTAAATCGAAAGCCAGTTGGCCACTATTTTAGTATATATTATATATATAATAATATAAGTGGTAAAGGGGCCCCAAGGGGTCTAGGATTTAAGGATTTAAGGCCCCTACTAGGTATATAAATAGGGCAACCATTCAGGTAATATCCCAAGCGGACTATGTGTGCCTTTTAGGCCCCAACATTACCTTCAATCATAGTAAAGGTCCAGCTAATTAACCATATAAATACTAGTAAAATCAAAATAAAACTCTAGATTTAAATCTAAACTAACCAACAGGCTTGTCCATATTAGTCTACATAGATGTCTGGCCACTCAGACAATATTTGAGGATAAAATAAAGCTATCTGGCCCCACTTCTTAGGAAAATAATAAGGTCTTTCGGATCTCTGGCCCCAGGAGAATTCCCTATATATTATATAATAATGCAAAAGGCCATGAGGATCTCAAGGTACCTAAGAAAATATAAAAATAAAGATAAAATAATTTTGATATTTAAAATATTATTTGTACCTTTGCAAAGTAATAAAAATAAATATAAACAATATGGCACAGAACATCACAATTACTTACGATTGGCAAGATCCAATTACCTTGATCCAAGTTCCTTATACTCATAAGGAAAATTCTCTCAAAGAAGCCTTTGACTTTATTAAGGCCTTATTTCACTCTGCTTTAGTTTCTAATCATCGGTATTCACATTTAACAATCACAAAACATTCATAACTATGAACCAAACAATTACATCAGATTTCGTTAAGAAGCTTACAGAATTATTTGCTTCTCATCTCATTAGTTTGATCTATACCAAGGTACCCCATGCCTTGTACATCGATAGGCCTAACTTTGGTTCTGAGCTAATCCAGGATTCGGAATACTTCCAACAAATGGCAAAGGAGCTGATCCTAGATCACCTTGCTGAACCCGGAGCCCATACAGTTATTTCAATCTCAGTTAAGGCTCAGAAGTTGGCATTCTATACCCAGGACCAATGGGAACAGCACCCATTCTTCGATTGCTCTAATATCACCTACCTACATTATCAATTTGAAACCCATCTAGTAACTTTAGCAATTCGATGAATAATTCCCACCATACCAGTAATACCTATAGCTAGCTATTTACCCTAATTGCCGCCAGCGTCCAGCCTGCCAAATTGGAGTCCAGCCTAATCTCCGATAACATCATCCTCGGATTTGGACTGGGCTTATCCTTGTGACTAATTTGACCTTAATCTCTAATCACCAACCAATTAGGTCCGTCTGGCCGATTTTTATATTGCAATTATAAATGTCCATCTGGCCCCAATGTTGTAGGGAATTAAGGACGGCTGGCCCCAACCTAATATTATAAATCTGGCCATCATACCAGTAATTAGGATAGCGGACAACGCCTGGGTGGGGATATGGTGGGGATTTTATTCAAAATTTTTAATTTTTGAAAATTGCACCGAAAATTTAATTTTTATTTTTTCACAAAATTTTTATTTTATTTTTTGATTTTTGGCACAAAATTTGCAAAACTGACAATTTGACATAAAATAAAAAATTTTTGCCAAAAATTGATTTAAATCAATTAAATAATAATTTCTAAAAATATTTTTTATTTTTTCTTGCAAATATAAAATTTTTGCCGTACCTTTGCAGTACAAAATTAAAAAAAAGCGTTCTTTGACATATTGAAACAAAAAAATTTAGTTAGTTATTTTTTCGGTTACTACCTATTTAAATATAAAAAATCTATATATAATAGAAATTTAAAGAAATAAAAAACACCGAAAACTTATTTTTAAAATGTTAGAAAAATGAAAAATTCAGCATTAAAAAATTTGCTTAATTTAGCAAATGAAAGCGGAGCAATTAAAAGTAGTGAAACAACAAAAGCAAATATCTATAAAGATATTTATTTTGAGGGTGTAACTGACGAAAAAGAAGAAAAGAAAATTCGTAGAACACTCCGAAATATTGCTATTAATTTTCTTTCTTTGCTTGCAAATAGTAAAGATAAAAAAGAATTTACTACTAATTACGCAAAATTCGAGAAATTTTTTAAAGAAACTTATGTTTCTGAAAAAGTAGATTTTTCGGTTTTTGAAACACTCCGAAAAGATAGTGCAAAGAAAACTTTGCAGGGTGCAATTAGTAATTTTGAAAAGTACAATAAATAGTAATTATTTGGGGTGCAAATTGCACCCCAAATTTTTAATATTATATATGTATGAATAAAGTTAAAAAGTTAGTTCGTTATATTTCCAAATATGGAAAATGTACGAAACAATTTGCAGCAAAATTTTTGCTTTTAGTTTTTGAGAAAAACGAATTTTTTGCACTACCTGATGAAAAACAGGAAATAATAATAAATAATCTTATTTCCTATTTTGATACTCTTATAATTTCTTTTGATAGATACGGACAATTAAAAGATAAACAAAATAAGAATATAAGCGAAAAAGAAATTTTTAAGCATATAGAAAATAAAGTTTTATCTTTTATGGAAATAAAGAATAATTTAAGTACCTATTAATATGTTATCTTTAATTGCAATTATTTATTGTTGTGTTACTACCTTATATATTTTATATAAGATAAAATCTTAAAATTAGGGTGCAAATTATTTGCACCCTTTTTTTTTGTCCCTACCTTATTTATATAGTAAAAATGAAAAACGCAAAAATCAATTTTAAGCGCACAAAATTTTTAAATTAATAGTGTACCTTATTTTTTATTTTGATAAAATCCTATGCCGTCTACCGTTCTCCTCTCCCAGCACCCCAACTTTGGCATACGTGATAAAGGAGATCCGAGAAGAGAGAGTAAGAGAGCAGAGAAGGAGAGCATACTCGCCTAAACAAGTATATTATTTCGAAAAACACACAAAAGAAAGCCCAGGCAGCAAACAACTACCTGGACCTCATATACGTATTAAAGGGCTTCCTAGATACCTAGACTGGAGTATAACCCATCTTACCTTCTATAACCCAAAACTTACCTATCAATGTATGCTTATCCCCTTCTTCAACTTCATATACATTCATATAAACATCATCCCAACCTTCATAATCAACCCATACACTATGCAAATAACCCTCCATATAAAGGTCTTCTTCAAGAGTTAAATATAAAAGATACAGATGATTTTCTAAATTAGAAATCTTCCAGTTTACTAGAAACTCCGTAGGCAACCCCTTAGGATCCCCTTCTATTATTCTATATGCAAATAAATACTGGGATAACCTTACTGGGTTATCCTTTTTCTTAATCCCAACAAAAGCCCATATTACAGTACCTATAAGGATTAGGGCCATTACTATTGTAAACCAAACCTCCCAAGTCATAACTTACTCTTATTTAAGTTCATCAATATACTTTACCTTTTTGTACTTTATCCATCAAAAATTCATCATTAATTCAGTAACGCATTCAACCCATTCGCTTGCATTCATTTCTGAACCATCATCATAGGTAAAATGGTGACTCCTATTAGGGTATTTTGCTTTTATCTTATAAAATAAAGATACCGAAACTGCCTGATGTTCGAATTCTCCTTGGTATAAAACACTCGCACCAGTGAATAGATTTATCTGACTCTCATTCTCAAAGGTTTTAGTTTTACCTTCATGCTCATATTTAAAAATCATAACTCATCCTTTTAGTTTCCTTATAAAGCTTTTAAGAATACCAATAATCATAAATTAAAATCTTTATTGAATTCTGCTTCGTATTCCTTAACCAAATTTCCCCACCAATCGAAGAAAGCCTTGATGGTTGGATCCTTTCTGTCTTCACCATAAATATCGAACCGATGTCCAGACTTTCTGATACCAAATTCGAAGAAATCATAAGGTCCCATTCTATGGCATCCTCCACTTACCTGACCTCTGGTCCTGGTAATAGCAGTATACTCAATGTAAGCCTTAGAAATATATAACCTAATCTCCATGGCATTCCTTAGGTGATCGTGGATCTTACCTATTACTTCTGGGCTATTTACCTGTTCACTATGCCAATGAGTAAATCCCACATGAGTATAATCTAGGTCATCATGACTCCAAACCCTTACCACTCTCTGTAATTTCTTTGGCTTGGTAGTATCTACCTTTTTAGGCCAATCTGCTGCCCTAATCCTTAAACGTCTGACATAATAGATATTAAGGATAATACCTACTACCACACCTAACATAAAATAACCTGCTTGTGTCATTTCTTTATCTCCTTATTTAATTTAGTGATAATCTTATCGAAGTGAAACTTAAGCTCATTATCATCCTTAAACTTATACCTAATGGATTTTAGGATTTCGATATCTAACCTAGTTTTCTCCTTCTCAAGGTCAGGTTTCTTCTCCTCTTTAAGATAGGGAGTAAACCTACATACCTTACCTCTTCTGTTTGCCATAGTTCTATACTTTTAACCAATAATTTAGGATTCCTTCGATTATTGTTCTCTCTACCAACATCCAACCAATATCACCTGTAAGTAATTTCAGATCCTCTTGGTTATCCATAAAGAGATTCTCTACCAATACTGCAGGACATTTGGTCTTGGTAAGTACAAAGAACTTAGCTTCCTTATCAGGATCACCGTCTGACCAATCCGATCTCATAGTGGTTAAATCTCCAAGATAATTCTTAGCAGCATTCCACATACAGGTTGCCAATATATCGGATTTGGTTTTACCTGGAGATGTATATACCTCCCAACCTCTTGCCTGCATCCACTGCCCATTACCTGAAGCATTAACATGTAGGGAAACGTAGATTACATTATCCTTACCGTAGATCTTACAAATCTCATTTACCTTCTTGACTCGGAAATTAAGCTCTGCCCTTTGCTGTGCCTCCCAATCATTAGGATAAGCTTTAATATTAATGCCGTCTGGGGCTAGCCCAGGGTAGTCTACTAGAGTATTAAACCCATACGACTGCATAGTTGGAACTAAACTTTCCATAAGTTCTCTAGAGAATCTTGCCTCTAAGAACTTCCCATCGGGAGAACATTTACCTGGAATCCAAGGATGGTCTAAGTGTGCTGTACCAAATACTATCGTTTTCATATTACCTCAATTTCTATGGCACCATCTAAGGTGTCGAAGTTATAATTATCTTCTTTCTTTTCAAATCCTAATTTCTCTTCGAATATATCATAACTGTTGGTCTTAAGCCAATGTTCTCTTACCTCTTTGAGGTTAACCTTAGCAGGCCTAATCTGTTCTGACATATAAGATCCAATTACAAAGTACCTCTCATTTACATGAGGGAAATCTGGCAAACTGTAGAATACTACTCCAGCTCTGATATATGTAATCTTAAGTTTGAAGTATACTACCATACCTCTAACCCTCTTTGGGTGTTTAATCCGGTATTCATTCCACTGGTTCTCATTAATCTCATCAGTAGGACCTTCTCCTTGAACAAATCCAAACCAGTAGCATTCACCTTCTCTTATGAACTCATGGCAGTACTTCCTACCATAAATATCTCCTATAATACTACTTACCATCTTTATTGAATATACTGTTGTAACAATCCTTAATTATATAAAATGGATAGATGATCCAAATCTTCAGGAAACCAGTTAAGAAACCATGTTGCATTGCCATGTAAGCAACAGCATCATTGTCTTTGTGTAACCAGAATGCGATAGCAGTTCTAAGAGCTGGGATAAAAGCTACGCCATATACTATGGCAATAATGATCCAAAATGTTTTCATTGTCCTATAAATTTTTCGATGATACTTCTAAATTCCTTAAGCCAACCTTGATCAACCATAATATCCTTCTTCACTATTTCTTGCTTTATTGCAGGTATGAGATTGATTAACTGAACTCGATTGATGTAAGCTTCGTAGATTTTGTAACCTTCACTCCCAGGTTCATAGAGATAAGCCTTAGCTTCAGATCTTCTGCCAGCTCTTTTAAAGTAACCCTTTTTAAGGATCTCTCGGTTTAATACTATGCCGTTAGCAAGAACAGCAGTTCCATTCTCCTTGTCTACTCTGATAACCTTAGTCTTATCTATAAGATTAGCTTCTACATAGACAACTTCCATTTCAAGTTTGAGCTTTGTCATTGTCGTTGTTGTTTAATGTTTATATACTTATTTTTATTTATGCAAAATTACTAAAAATTTTTGATATATGCAAATTTCTATATTAAATATTTATGTATAACCTCTGTTTGATCTTCGAACTTCCCATAGTGGTTACTAGGTAGGTTAGAGATTAGGTTATATATTTGGGTTTCTACTTCTTCCTTAGAAGTATTATAGATTGGCCCCAATTTGTTGAAGAGTTCATCATAGAAATCTGAACTCTCATCTATTTGGCAATAATTTTCGTACCAATTTACAGTTACTTTGTACATACAATCCTATATTTTATATTATTACAATATCATATAGAACTCCGAGTATAAGATGTTCTCGGCAATACTCATATCCATTTTATTATAAACCATTTAAGTTATGGCAGTTAATGAAAAACAGTTGGCCTTTGCTAAAAGGGTCTACCAAGCAGCAATGGGTGGAGAGATACACCCACTTTTTGTAACAGCTCAAGCTGTCCTAGAAACAGGATGGGGAGCTCATACTATTGGAGAGAATAATATTTTTGGTATTACCAAAGGATCATGGACGGGTCCTACTGATATGGTAGAAACCAAAGAGTACTTTGCACATGACAGAAAGACATTCACTCCACCTGATAAGATACTCAGGAAAATAAAAATAGACAGTGGACGGTGGCAATATACAGTAAAAAGAGCTTTCCGTCATTATGAAACTCTCGCAGAATGCCTTGCAGACCATACTTCTATCTTTAAGAAGTCGATGTATGACGATGCTTGGCCCTACAGAAATGAGCCTTTAATGTTTGCTTTGAAGATCACTGATAATAATAAAGCGAAATACGCTACTTCTCCATCGTATTATAACAGTTTACGATCTTTAATCATCACTCTTGGCTCAAAAGAAAAATGGTTAAAGACAGTAGAAAATGAAAATAATCCAGAATAAGATCATTCCATTTCCAGGATACTTAGCTATCAACATTTGCGGTGTAGTTTTTACCAGAGATAAAGAAAAATTTCTTAAAAATCCAGCCTACAAAAGACATGAGTACACTCATACTCTTCAGTGGAAGGAGCTTTGGTACGTTGGTTTCTTACCAGTTTACTGTTATTACTACTTAAAGAACAGGATTTGGTTTAAAATGAACCACAGAACTGCTTACATGCATATACCGTTGGAGGCAGAAGCTTATAATACTCAGAACACAGACTGGTATAATGAGCATAGAGAGAAGTTTGCCTGGAAATATTATCTCAAAATGTTAAGATAAACTAGGTAAGTTCTTAGTAGAGAAGTCTGACCCTCTACAAATTTGCCTACATTTAGTTAAACTAACGCCAAACCAAGCTGAAATATGTCTAAAAGTAGCCTTTGGATGACGTAATTTGTATCTATATACCCTTAATTTAAGTCTATCATTGTACTTATTACCTCTTCTATCTGTTTGCTTTTGCTCATTATTTTCAGCTTGGTTTCCCCACTTAAGGTTTTTGTAGTAATTATTCAAAGGATTGTTATCCAAGTGCATCACTACATTATATTCTTCAGGTTTAGGATTAGGTACCCAAGCTAAAGCTACTAGTTTTGATACTTTTGTACGGGTACAATTAGCTCTATTATCTGGTTTAACATTAACTCTCATGTACTTATAGGTACCATTACGCTTAGAATTAGAACTAATTACTGGAGTTAACCATCTATTAGATCTATTACTCCAGACTTTACCTTGTTTAGTTACGTAAATTCCAGTATATCCTGGAACATTATCTTTAAATTTATTCACCATATATGAAAATTAGAGTGTTAGGTTGCTGCGCTGGAGGCGGAGCATTATTATTACCGTTTTTAAATGACAAAAAATACAAGATTTTAGGTAATATAGAACCAAGAGCAGTCTTCCATGATAAGGAAGGAGATATTAATTGGAAACTGAATTTCAAAAAGATACCTTTTGTAAGCTTATTAGCTAGTATTAATAGGAGACCAGATATTATAATAGGTAGTCCTGACTGCGGTAGTTCTAGTACAATGCGGCTTTCAAAGGTAAAAGAACTTGGAAACCCGGAATCAAACAGAACAATTAACCTTTTGATTCAGGCAGTTTTGACTTATAAACCAGGGATTTTTCTTCTTGAGAACGTACCTAAGCTTCTAAACCTGATGCCCATAGAAGTGTGGAAGAAGATTTTCAAGAAATACGACCTTCTTTTTCACAATCATTCTATGTTGGATCTCGGTAATTCCCAAGCATCAAGGAAAAGGTTATTAATTATAGGTATTAGAAAAGGTAGTTCTAAGTTTAATAAAGAAAATTTCCAAAGAATATTCCAAGTTAACACTCCAAAGGTAACTAGAAATTTACTGGAGGCACCGTATTTCGATGGTGGAAATAATAATTATATGCCGCCGAAAAATAAAATCTTGGCGATGTATGATTATCGTAAATTACCAGAAAAGGAAAACCTTACAGTTAAACGTATACACTACCTTTGGACTCATGACTTCAGGTCTGAAAAGAAATGGCCTATTAAAACAGCTAAGATGTCTACTCTTCCTGGAGTATATAGGTTAGAATCTGATAGACCTCCTCTTACTGTAAGACCAGCAGATAGACAGTTTAGACCTGATGGATGGCCATTGGGAATAAATGATATTCGAAATATTATGGGATTCCCTGATACTTTCAAGGTTTACTATGATGAGAATGATCCTATCTACTGGTTGAATAAGGCTAGGAATGTATTTGCAAAAGGTGCTGTCGTAGAAACAGGAATCTGGTTCAAACGTTGTTTAGAAACTAACTAGTTCCTCGCACGCGTATTATAAGATTAATATTTTCTATGATTTATTAGTAAACTAATAAATACATAGAATAGATATACTTTAGATAAACTAAAGTATATCTAGTAAGAAAGTAAGAATTATAGCGTATACGTACACACGCATATATACACGTAAAAGCGATGAAATACAAAATTGCAACATTCTTGTTACTTGGGATTACTATTATCCTATGCTTTGGTTATTTAAACCAGAAGCGGGAGATCTCAAAACTTAATGCACAATCGAAAGTTATAGGTAAGACTGATACCATATACGTAAATAAACCATATAAACCTGTAGAAGAATATGGTACTCAGTTACTACCAAGATATGTCTTCCTTTACGGAAATACTTGGACGGACAAGAAAGAAAGGGACAACATAGCTGATACGATCAGTAACCAAGTATCAAAGGAAGACTCCCTAGTTCAAATGCTCCTCAGTAAGGAAGATCTCAGTCTTTCCTTCTTCAGGCCTTCGACTGAGTCTTTCTTCACTGAGAAGTTTAATTTGGATTTGGAGAACTTTTCATATAATTGGGTAAACGGAAACTTAACCCAGAAAAAGGTAGGATTCAAATTGAAGTTAGAACCCTATGTTTATGCCAAGTATCGGTACTTTAATCGGATGGCAGATGCAGGTATAGGAATTTCATTCAAGACTCGGAACCTACATTATAAACTGGGTCTAAATGGATTTTATTATCCTTGCCTACAAGATAAATTGGGCACAGATCTAGAGTTTTCAATCACCTATAACTTGAGTAAATAATGGCGAAGAAAATAGAAACTCCTAGTAGCCTAACCAAGGAAGAACTTAAAACCTTGGCAAAGGTTGCAAACGATGTTTTCTTTTTCAGCACCTTCTGTTATGTAATACATCCGGTAAGGGGAAAAACTCATTTCTACCTCTACCCGTACCAGAAGGCAGTACTCTATCAATTCGTTCTTCAGCGATTTAATATAATCCTGAAGTTTCGACAGGCCGGTATTACCGAGCTCATCTCTATGTACTGTCTCTGGTTAGCTATGTTCCATGACAACAAGAAGATAAACATTATCTCCATCAAGGACACCGTTGCCAAAAAGGTACTACGTAAGATTAAGTACATGTACAAGAATCTCCCGTGGTATATGCAAACGCCGATCATTAACGGTCGTCCTGGAGAGTATGGCTCAGCCAGTACAATGGAATTTGCCAATGGTTCATTCATTGAGTCGATTCCGACATCCCCTGAGGCTGGACGTTCAGAAGCATTAACACTGCTCGTCATAGATGAGGCTGCCATGGTCCGCTGGGCTGGACAAATTTGGGCTGCCGCACTTCCGACCCTGTCTACCGGTGGTTCTGCTATCGTGAACTCCACGCCTTTGGGAATGGGTAATTTCTACCATTCAACTTGGGTAGATGCTATGGCCCATGCCAATGAGTTTAATCCTCTTCGTTTATACTGGAGAATGCACCCGGAACGAGATGACCGCTGGTATCAGACGATGTCTAAAAACCTTGGTGCACGACGAACGGCACAGGAGATAGATGGAGACTTCCTCGGATCTGGTAACACAGTTTTCGATTTGACCGATATCAAGGCAATCGAGGATTGCCTAACGGATTACCCAGCCATTGTAAAACGAATGAATGGTCAGTACCGCCAATTCACCAAGCCGGCGAAAGGAGTGGAATACTTCATTGGTGCCGACGTTGCTACAGGCCGTTCAACTGACTATTCTTCGTTTACATGTATGGACAAGGCAGGAGAAGAACAATGCGTCTATAAGGGACGAATTCCGGTGGATAAGTATGCCACTCTCTTGGGAGATACTGGTAGACTTTATAACTGGGCCCTGCTTGCTCCAGAGTCCAACGATGTGGGATTGGCAGTTACATCTAAGTTACAGACTGAGGGATACCCTCGGCTGTATTACTATCAGAAGATGCTGAAAAAGAAAGGTAAGCACAAGCCAGAAGTAGATGCTTCTCCTGGCTGGCTTACAACTACCAAGAATAGAACTATCATAATTGAGGGACTTGAGGAAGACGTTCGAGAAGAGAATGTAATAATCAAGGACCCATTTTTTGTACAAGAAGCATACACCTTCATATATGACTCTTTAGGTAGGCCAGTTGCTATGGGTAAACATAGATTGAATACCCAAGCAGCAGATGAAGGTGAAGACGATCTAGTATATGCAGATGATGATATTTTTGGTAAAGCCATCTGTAATCACATTCGCAAGAGTAAAACAAATATAGTAGTACAACCAAGATGAAGAACCCCTTTGCATTCTGGAGAAAGAAACCTAAGGTTGAATCTCTTCCTCCTGTTGAAGCTAACAAGGAGGGAATTAAATCAAAGGTATCTTCTATATCTCCTGGTCGGGTATCTGTCCCGGAAGATTCTACAGACTTTACTTCTACTTTACACGGTCTTACTCAAATGGTAACTCCCTCATTTAGAGTAGAGGTAATTCAGTTGATTCGTAGGTTATATAAGGTTAATCCTGATATGGCAATCGCTATTCAGGAAACCTTTAAACTCGCGAACACTGGTCATATGATTACCTTCCCGAACAACACAGATCAGGAAGCAGAAAAGATGAGAAACCACCTCAAAGAAGCTACTAAGAAGTGGTCTGCTTACTCTGCAGGTATAGATGGCCTTGTAAACAAAATGATTGTCCAACTTATGGTTGGAGGAGCTATTTCCGTAGAAGGAGTTCCTAACAATGATCTGGATGGTCTGGCAACAATTCTCTTTCTTAAACCTGATAACATCAAGTTCAAGAGAGAGAATAATGGTGTTTACCAACCTTATCAACGTAACGAGAACTTCATGGTCAAGAATCTTGATTACATCAAGCTAAACACAGAAACCTATGTTTATGCTGGTATGTACAATGATACTGATGAACCATACGGAATCCCGCCATTTATGTCATCACTTGACTCTATTAAGGGTCAACATGACATGATGACAAACTTTAAACATATTATGGAGCAGATGGGATTCCTTGGATTCTTATCAGCTAAAGTTGCTAAACCTGACCCCTATCCTGATGAGAGTAATACTAGGTACGAGGCCAGGCTTAATCGTACTCTTCTTCAGACTAAACAGAATCTAAAGGATGGTATGAAAGATGGTTTGGTAGTAGGTTACATTGATGACCATGAGTTTGAAATGACTTCTACTACTAAAGATCTTGGCAGTGCTGATAAGCTTTGGAATCTTAACCAGCAGAGAGTTGCCAATGGTCTAGGTATCAATGGCAATATCATTGGAGTTAGTGGAGCTAACACCGAAGGTGGTATGGGTATTATTCTTTCTAAGATGATATCTCAGCTTCGTAACATCCAGATGATAGTATCTTATGTGTTGGAGTTCCTTTATAACCTTGAGCTTCGCTTAGCGGGCTTTAATAATAAGGGAATAAAGATCACATGGGCTACCTCAACTATTGCTGATGATGTCAAAGTACAGCAGGCATTGCAGTATAAGATAGCTAATTTGAATGCTCTATATCGAGATGGTATTATAGGTCAGGCCCAATATGCTTGGGAAATGGGTTATGATTCCCCAGATCAGAATGAACCTCGAGTAGATCCAGAGGATCAAGCTGGTGTAAAGAAGGAGAATTATGATCCAAATGACCCTGCTAAGAAAAAGAAAGATCAGGATAACGAGAATAAATCTGCTCGTAGGTCCAGGGATAAATCTAAATCTACTCCGAAACGAGGTGATCAAAAATCAAATCCAAGATAAATGCTACCAGTAATTTTACATTCGAACCCTGAACATATAGATTCAATGGTAGTGGGTCAGGGTCACTCTATCTTGGTTGGTAATTTGCCAGAACCAGTAGATGCTCAGGAGTTTACTGAGAAGTTCTATGAGTGGCATAAACCAACTCAGGAGTCAATTCAACAGCTTGGATTGTTTGGAGGTAATATTAATTACCATACATACTATCCGGAGCTCAAAGAGGAAGACTTAAAACCTAAGGAAGAAGAATTTATTGAACCAGTCTTTAGACTCTTGTCGGCAACCATAGTAAGCAAAAATTGGATGCCTACTGACTTTGGTCAGGGAGATGTTTTAAAGAAGTCCATTAAATTAATGCTTGGGCAAACGGTCAACTGTGATCATGAAACTGATATCGGTAATGCCATTGGTGCCGTATCTAAAGTGATGTGGCAGGAAGCCTATAAGGATGGTAACATCTATGTACCTGCTGGTATGAATGGAGTACTTAAGATAGATGGTAAGGCAAATCCTCGTATTGCTAGAGGAATCCTGATGGAACCACCTTCTATTCACAGTAACTCTGTAACAGTACAATTTGCTTGGGACAAGTCTCACCCAGAAATGGATGATAACGAGTTCTGGGATAAGATTGGTACTTACGATTCTAAAGGTAACATGGTACGAAGGATAGTAACCAACATTGTCCGCTACCTGGAAACCTCTCTTGTATCTCATGGTGCTGATTCGTATGCTCAGAAGATTGGAGCTGATGGTAAGATAATTAATCCAGGTTTTGCCAACAGAACTTGGAATAGTTATTCTGAATATCAGAAAGAGTCACCAAAAGTGTATGCTTTCCAAGATTCTAAGGAGTTGGGTAAACAAGATGAAAACCTTGACGATACTCTACATTTAGATAATAAGGATCCGAAAAATAGTGAACCAAAAAATAATTCGAAAATGAATCAGGAATTAAAAGAATTTCTCGAAAAGCTTTTTGGTGATAATATGCTTCAGCTTGGCGAAGGTCAGGAAGCTAGCGTTGAACTTGCCCTCCAGTTGGTAGGTACCGCTGTAAAAGACCTGGCTTCTCTCAAGGATCAGCTTACCACCAAAGACAATGAGATTACGTCTCTTCAGGCAGAAGTTGCCAAGAAGGACACAGAGATTGCCAACCTGAATGAGATGGCTACTGTAGGTAAGAATCACATTGCTTCTCTCCGTGAGAGCACTGTTGCTACCTATAAGAAGCTTGCAGGTGAGCAGGTAGATGAAACCATCGTTACGATGATCAATGCTGAGACCACAGGTCTTCAGACCCTTCTCTCTTTGAAGAAGGATTATGAGGCCCGCTTGGAGGAGAAGTTCCCTCTCCATTGTGCTAAGTGCGGTTCTCATGACATCAATCGTGCATCTTCTGCTGAGGAGAAACACGATGACACAACTCAGAATCAGGAGCAGCCCGGAGATACCCAGGCAGCCCTCAACACTCTGTATCGAAACAAAATTTCATAACTAATTTAAAAGGTAAGTAATATGAACATTATTCAGCCGGGAAACAAATTGACTCTTTACGGTCAGAAAACCCCAAGGGTTTCGATCTATAAGCACGAATCCCACAAACTTCATCAGGCTTTCAATGTAGCCGATGGTGTTACAATCGTTCAGGGTATGCCTGTAGCTTTGGATAATACTGGTAAGCTGATTGCTTATACCGGTGCAGCTGGTCAGGTTTACCTCGGTGTTGCTGTAACAGACAGCGTAACTCCTGCTTATGCAGCTCAGCGTGAGTATCCTATTGAGGTTACTGTTGCTGTTGAAGGTTACATGATTTGCTACTGGGCAGCTACTGCAGCTATTACCCCAGGTTATGTTAAGCCTGCTGGTACTCTCTTTAACAACCGTTACCCAAATTGTGCTAACACCGCTTCTGGTGCTGAAAGCCAGTTCATTGCTCTGGCTCCTGCTGAGGCTCCTGCAAGTGGCAATGCTGATCTGGTACCTGTTCTCGTACGTTAAACATAAACGAAAGTAAAGAATATGGAAACAAAAATTGATATCACAAAGATGCAGGCCGAAGACTTCAAGAAGGAGTTTAAGGGTATGGTCCTCTCCCTCGAGAGCGTACGTGCCGGAGGCCAGAACAAGAAACCTGTAGACATTTCCTTCGAGGAACTGGTACATGGTAAGTGGGGTATCTCTCTTGCAACTCTGTTCGAGAAGATTGAGATGAATCCCAAGGTTGACACTATGCAGAACATCTTCGATATGCCTAACCAGGATATTCGTTGGATTGTTCCTGAGATCATCCGTGCTGCCATCACTACAGGTATGCGTGAGGCTCCGTTCTATCCCACTATCATCCAGGGGGATCAGCCCATCAACGGTTTGACCGCAATTCAGCCGTGGGTGAACATGTCGGATGCTGCTCCTGCTAAGATTAACGAGGCTGAGACAATTCCTCTGGGTACCGTTTCATTCGGTCAGAAGAGTGTTACCCTCTTTAAGATTGGTAAGGGATTCAAGCTCACCGACGAGGTTCGTAACTACGTTTCTATCGACATCCTCGGTATCTATCTGCGTGACTTTGGTATTCAGCTGGGTTATGCTCTGGATACTCTGGCTCTGGATACTCTGTTGCTTGGTAACAAGCCTGATGGTTCAGAGGCTGCCGATGTAGTTGGTGTAACTACGGCTAATACCCTTACTTATAAGGATATGCTCCGTATCTGGATCCGTGGTGCACGTATCGGACGTAACTTCACCACAATGATTTCTGCTGAGGATATCGCCCTGAGCCTCCTTGATCTGCCTGAGTTCAAGCAGCGCAGCCAGGGTACAACAGAGGCTACCCTGAATCTCCATACTCCTGTGCCCAACACAGCTGATATGTGGATCCATCCGGGAGTTCCTGCAAATGACATCGTGATGATTGATCCTCGTGCTGCTCTGGTTAAGCTGACTGCTAAGCAGTTGATGCTTGAGTCTGAGCGCATCGTTTCGAACCAGACAGAGGCTGTCTATGCAACTCTGACCACTGGCTTCTCCAAGATTTATAACGATTCAGTTCTCGTACTCGATACGACCAAGGCCTTCGCAAGCTATGGATTCCCCGAGTATATGAACAAGGATCCTTATATGCTGGTGAACCTCGAGTAAAAACGCTTCGGATCATTTGAGAGAGAGCCGGCCCCTTCTAAAGGTCTACCGCTCTCCTCTCTCTTGGTCCATATTAACCACCTAAATAGATAAAAGGATTATGTCAAAATTTATTTCACTTGGTCCGAAAGCTAATGGCTTTTTCGACCAGACCACAGGTCTCACCATCGCACGAGGTGAGAAAGTAGAAGTCAATGATCGTCAGTTGAGATCACGTCGTATCGCTATGGCTCTTAACCAGGGCCACCTTATCTTTGTTCAGCCTGATCAGAAGGTTGATAAGGAGAAGGAAACCGATATCCAGAAGCTCGAGAAGAAACTGAAGGCCCAGTATGAGAAGGGTGTAACCTTGGACAAGATGACCAAGGATATCACTATGGATCAGGCTAAGGCTTTGGCTGATGCTCATGAAATCGAGATTGCTGAAGGTGACACTGTAAAGGATATCATCGAGGCAGTCGTTGAAGACTTTAAAGAAGAAGAGAAGTAAGTTATGAACCTAGCTTTCGTATATGTTGCGAAAGGCTTGGAAGTTTCTTTTAAGGTACTGAACAAAGTCCCAGCCGATGCAACAATTGGTTGGGACTTTGGTGTTATTGGTGGAGAAAGTTCAGAACTTAACCCTACCTTCACCTATGAAAGTCCTGGCTATTACACCGCAACACTTACAGTCACTGAGAATCCCCTAGAAGGAGAACCAATAGTTTCAACAGTATCCCAGGTCTTACTGGTTTCAGAGGGTGATGTAAAAACCCACCTGAATGATTCTATCTATAATCTCATTGACTTATATGTACCTGCTAACTTAGTAGATGATGGTATGACTTTGCAACAGAAGACAACCTTCATTCAAAAGTGGCAATTATATTTGGGTCCTCTAGTGAATCATTGTATTCCTATGGAAGAATATACTAATGAACTTTACTATGAAGGACTAGAAAACCAGCTGGTAATGGAATTGGCAGTGTGGGATTTTCTTAATATGCAGATTATTTCCTTACTTACAGGAACTGGGCAATATATTGATTCCATTACTTACCAATCTGTTAATACTCATGGTGAAGGTGAGGATCCCGAGGAAGAACCTGTTGATGATCAGGTTAAGGCTGGTAGAGTAAAGAGAATTCAGACTGGTCCTACCGAGGTAGAATACTTCGATGAACTATCCGATTCACTTTCAACTCTGTACAAAGCTTATTCAGAAGCTCTTAAACCTAACGGTATTATAGATGTCCTTCGGCAGAACCTTTGTAATCTAGCTTCTAGATTACGTATATTCTTGCCTATGTGTGACAATGCTTATAAACCTGTTAAGGTACCACGAGTTGTTAATCGTAGACATCCGAAAGGTATAGATGGTCCTAATCCACCTACAATCTTAACTCATAGGTAATGGCAACTAAGAAGCGTTCAAGATATGTTAGGAATGCTGATTGGGATAGGTATAAACATGTTGTTCAGAAATTTCTCGAGGATGATTCTGGTAGACAGACTATAGGTTGGTGTAGGCATATAGATCAGATGCTTTCTATGGGAGAAGATAAAGCTCCTAAGTATACTTTGGTATTAATAGAAGCTCTCTGTTACTACAATGCTTTCAGAAACTGGCCTATTAACAAGGCTACTGTTTCAGGAGAACTTGACGATGAAAACCTGGTTATCCTCATACCTAAGTCGGCAATTTTAGATTACCTTGGTCCTAGTGGTTATCTTAAGTTTAATTGGTCTGAAGATCGGTTTCTCATAAACGGTATACCTTATAAACCAGATGGAGATACCGAAGTAGCCCAGGCTAAAGATGAGCCAATTGTATTTCAGATTATTCTTAAAAGGGACAGAGATACTGTTCTTGGTCCTGATGATTTTGATAATCTAGAGAGAGATGAGGTACAAGTGGTTCAGGATCATATCTGGTTGACCAGAGGTAATAATTATACAGGCAATGCTACAGTGATCTCAAAGGTTGAGTGGCAAGCCTTGTTTACTCCTAAGAATTAATTAATAACACTAAATATGGCAAAACCAAATTGGTTGAATCTACAACCTAACTCTGGTAGTGGTAATGGTACTATTGCTAACTCAGCAGATCCACACACTGGTCGAGTTGCTCGTACTGGTGTAGTAACTGTTACTGGAGCTGGTGTAGCACAACCTGCTACTTACAATGTAACACAAACTCCTAAAGCTGAGTTCGCAAGTTTCAATAACGGCTCAGAAATGGCAGTAGCAGCTGCTGGTGGAGTTGTAACTATTGCTGGTAAATCTAACTCCAGTAAGTTGAAATTCGAGTGGGTTATTCCTACTGGTAAAACACAACCAGAGGTTACTCCAGATGGTGATGAGGAGTATGCAGGAGTAGATCTTCCGGCTGTTCCTATCCCAGAAACTTATACAGCTGCTGGTCAGACCACTAACAATAACACAGCTATCTCTGGTGATCCAGGAGCTTCTGAGGAGTTTGACTTTAGTATTCAATTGAACTTCCCTGCTAACCCAGTTGCTGTAGAGATTGACCGTACTCTCAAGGTTACTTGTAATGGTGCTCAGGTTGCTCAGATTGTAACTAAGCAGACTGCTGCTGCTCCTGCACTTAGTGTATCTCCTGCTGAGATCACTATACCTCAGGATGGCTCTGCAGTTAATGTAACTGTTACTTCTAATACAAGTTGGGAAGTATCTTAATAGGCTATGGCTAAAAAAACTATCCCGTGGAACGTAGGTAATGGCTCTATTACTATCAACTATTCAGGTAGTGGTAGTGGAGCTGTTACCATTACTTCTAGTGAAAACAACCTATATCAGCAACGTCAACAGGTAGTAACCTTTAGTACAGTTCCTGGAGGTACAGTTACTAGAAGTCTTTTAGTTAAACAAGCAGCTAAGAGACCTAATTTTAAAACTAGGGACGGTTTGTATATTAAGACTTCTGATGGTAAATACTTTAATGTTAAGAGTTAACATGGTATGAATGATGAGTATGTAAGTAGCTATACTGGTATACAGATTGATAATGCTATAACCTTACAAGGTAAAATTGTACAGGTGATGCAAATTATTGGTCTGATAGCAGAACTTGGTACTACTTCTAGTGAGGTTACTAATCCAGAATGGTCTAATTTAATAACTGATAGTCAAAATAAAATACTTTCAGGAGTTAGGCATGATGGCAGTATATTCATTGCTGATATTTAAAACAAAGTCGTCATATGTTCAACAGTCAATATTATACATGTGAGCAGGTAGATGAAAGACTTTTGCAAGGTTATGTTGATGACTTTAATGAGGTCAATAGTACCAACTATAGTAAAGAGGACCTATTACTAAAACTTTTCCAAGCTATAAATTGGGATCAGGTATTTGGTAAATACGAAGAAAGTCCTGAATTCGTTAGATTATATCTAGATCCCAATCGAAAGGTATTATGGGGTATACGAACTAACGGAGATATTTACTATGGTGCTGGTGTACCTTCTCAAATTAGGGATTACATTGATAGTAAGATCAGGGAATTACATTTAGATAAGGTAGATGATATCTTAGTTTTCCTTGATGATTTGTTAGATTCCGATAAAACTCTAAAAGAGCTTCTAGAGGAATTAGATATAAAGAAAGTAGATAAAGAAGAAGGAAAGTCTCTTATAGATGCCGATTTTGCTTCTGGGATTACCTATATAGAAAGTCCTGAATTTAAAGAAGTAAAATTAGATGCTAATGATAAGATATTAGAAGCTATTTATAATGATGGAACTAAACTTTTCCCAGTTGGATTCAGTATAGACGGTATTCTTCATAAAACTTTATACTCTCCAGAATTCTTAGCAGCTTGGTTGGATGGGAACAGTCATTTAATTATGGCTTTTAAAAATGACGGAGATATACTTTTTGGTATAGGTGTACCATCACAAATTCAAAATTTTGTCATTAACTATATTACTCCTTTAGTAGAAGATATAAGGGCATTAATAGATAATATAGAAGAGAGAATTGGTCACTATGAGGATAATCCTGAATTTGTTGATGTTATTCTTGATAGTGTAGGTAAAATACTTGAAGGTCATAGGAAAAACGGTAGTAAGTATTTTGGTACTCCAGTTGAGAATGATGCTGCAAATGTACACGTTGAAAATAATCCAGAATATATTGAAGCTAGAGTTGATGTATATGGTAAGGTGTATTTTGGAGCAAGACGTGATGGTGATATTATAGTTGGAGGAGTTAATATTAATGAATTAAAACGTGATATAGATATAGAGGTTTTAGAAGTAGAATATCATCAAGATGATCATGGTATTTATACCATAGGGAATACTGATAGTACTATTGGGTTAGAATATGATCCAGATACTGGAGATTTATATCAAGTAAAAGATAGTAAGATTATGGCAGATATGTCCATGGATGAAGTCGGTAATATATATATATATATATACATTGAATAATAACCACAAAAGATTATCAATATGGGAAAAGAAAGAAGAAAAATAGGTACTGTACCTATTGATGAAATGAAACAGGAGGTCAATGACTTCATTGAAGAGGTCAGAGAAAACGAGCCAGTTCTCACTGAATCCTTTGAGAGTATAGATAATCCAGAGTACTCTGAAGCAACAGTTGATTCTGAGCGTAGAGAACTCTCGTATCGTAGAAAGGATGGCACCAAGGTGGAGAAAATCGGCCTTGAGAGTAAGAATATTAAGGCTGAGCGTATTCAGACAAATTCACTTACTTTGTCTGACGAAGGTATGATTGAATTCCAACAAGCACTGAAAGATAGTGGATTTAAACCAGGAGGTGCTTGTGATTGGAGTGAATATATATCTGAAGATGGCGATAAACCACTTGTTATTCCAAATCTTCCTAAGAGAGCCATTCTCAATATAATAAGTGATTTCAATCTTGTAAATCTCTCTAAAGTTGGAAGAAATGGGGCACAGCAAGGCGTAAACTATGATATTCCAACACAAGTAGAGTTTTGGGATATGCAGGGTAACTACTTTAAAAAGTGGACTCTTATGAGTGGTCAGGGTAATTCTACGATGTCTTTTGATAAGAAGAATATTGCCTTTGATTTCTTTGATAGTAGTGTTTATGATTCTAAGGGAAGACTTGGTAAGGGGGATGCCTTCAGTGTAAAGTTTGGCAATTGGGTTGCACAAGATTCTTTTCATCTTAAGGCAAACATCCCAGATACCTTTAGAGTTATTAACAATCTTAGCTATAGGTTCTACGATGCTATGGAGAAAACCAGAGGCATCAAGAATGACTATGTTTGGAAGAGAGCCTTGATAGACTTTAGTCAAATAGGAAGAACTGCTATTGATAGTGAGATTGCTGAGGTGGCGGTAGATACTGGTGCGAGGTGTTTCCCAGACGGTTTCCCCGTTATTGTGTATCAGAATGGTGAGTTTTGGGGCATCTTCTTCATGTCATTGAAAAAGTCAAGAGACAACTATCATCTTAATAAAAAGACGCCTGAGAATATTCACCTTGACGGTTTGTTGGATGATGACTTCTTTATGGCTAATGGTAATATTGATTGGGAACTTTTCTGTTCTAAGAAGCCAAATAGAGACGGATTCTGGGATGGTATAGAAGTTAGAAATCCTAAAGACTTGTATTGTGTAGATGGTGAGAAATATGATGCAGACCTTCATAATGAAGAACTCATAGATGAGAACTCCTCAACTTATGATTCTACAAATAAAGACCACGTTAAAACTAAGAAGGTTAAGCATTATATTGAAGATTTCTCTAAGGTGATGACTATTATTGATGCTGCCGAACAGACATATCTTGCAAGTGAGAAAACGGCCGCTGATTTAGCCACCTTGAAAGCAGTTTTTGAAACTTACTTTGACGTAGATAATCTCATAGACTATCTTATTCATGGTGATGTTACTTTCAACTGGGATGGTTTCAGGGGAAAGAACTGGCAGTGGTTCACTTATGATGGTGTAAAATGGTATTGCGGAGTTTATGATAATGATAGTACCTTTGGATATGTAGGTGCTGCTGTTGGAATACTTGGGTATGTTGACGGGCATACTTGTCAGCATCAATATTGTGTACCAGAGCATACTCTATTATTTAATAGGTATATTCTCACCTATTATACGGCAGAACTAGAAGCAAGATACGCTATCCTTAGAAGTAAGGGTGTTATTGCTGCTGATTATATCTGCGACCTCTTTAATGAGTATGTAAACGCGATAGGTGTGGATACGTATGCAAAGGAGTGGGAGAAGTGGACTTATGCCATTCCGAGTAATATGCCTACTCCAAAGGATTCTGTTTATAGGCTTCACAATTGGCTTGTTAAGCGCATTCAGGTACTTGATTCTTTATATCATTATAGTGATTAATTTTTAAACTTTTAAAATATTAAAATTATGGGAAATTGTTTAGTTACAAAGTTAAAGGGTGCTGTGAATAATCCGGACCTTGTTAGAATTAACAGTTTTAGATTTGATGTAGCGGCAGAAGTTCAATCTGATTCTGCTTACACGAATTTCTGCTATTTTGGTAAAAACGTCAACATTAAATTTATCTCAGGTAATCTTATTGCTATTGATGGGCAAGGACGTCAATATTCTGCTGATGCAGATAATGTTGATTTGTATTACTTTAGAGGTACAGGTATAGTAGAAATATCTAATAAATACACTGTTAGACAGTTAACTGTCGGTTCTATGGTTAATCCTCTTTTTGACATTGCCGATTGGAGTCAGTATGCTGAGAATGTCGAATCTATTTCTATTAGAAGCACTCGTTTTGGAAAAGATGCCGCCTCTCCATCAGTTGTGAATAGCCGCATTAAGTCTTTGATTTTGGAGAACTCTCATGCTCTTGGAACTGTTACAGAATATGTTCATACTTACCCAAATCTCACTACGTTTAATATATTTAATACAAGTATTTCTGGAGAGATGGCAGATTTTGCTAATCTTGCATCTTTAACACGCCTTAGTCTTGGTTATAGATTTGCAAATAAGGACATAGTAGATTTGGTTGTTGCTTATAGAGCAGCAGGTAGGACGGAAGACTCCGTGGGAATAAAGTTTGAAAACAGTACTTTTAAATTTAATGGTACTACTATAGAATACTTTAATATTCAGAAAACATTAACTTGGACATCAAGCACTATTACCTTTGATGGTACGACTATTGACGCTTAAAATAATGGCAAAGAATAACATTAATATCATACTTGAAAAGGGTAGCCTATAAAAGACTACCCTTTCTTTTTCACCATAATTTTACTTACAATACTCTTAGGATATATAATAAATTAAAATTGAGAAAGGGCCCTTCTCTATTTATAATTCACATTATTAATCCTCAAAACAAAATTTATGGCTTACTCAGAAAACCCTTCGAGGGTAATGGTGTTCCCTGACGGGAACTCTGGTAACGGTAATGTGCCAGCTTGGGTCCTTCTATTTATGGGTGGAAACTTTGGTAACAACGGTGGCTTATTCGGTGGTAATAACGGTTGGGGAGGTGGAATCCTCGGCTAACTTATCTCTGGCAGATTTCAATAATGGTACTGTTATTTCAGATAATAGGGCTGATATGATTTCTGAAATTGAGGTGATGGCACAAAACAGTAAGAACATAATCTCTTCAGTTCCTTACCATCAGAAAGTAGTACAGGCTAGTGATTTGATGTTGAAGCAACTGAATCCTAATTTTGCTAAAGAGGCCGAGAGAGATACTACCATCTCTAACCTCAATCAGAAGGTGGATTCATTAACTGAAAACGTTAATACTCTAGTTAAGCTCTTCCTTGAAAGTGGTGGGAAAGTGGGTTCTGGTGCTAAATAACCAGAAGTCAAAATGAAAATTTACGAATTCTTCGATGAAGACTACAATAAGACTGTAGATATGGCCGAAGAGATTGAGGAGCTTGCAGGGAAACTTGTAAAGTGTCTCAACAAGGCTGAAGAGAGAGAAGGCAATCAGGGTGGTGATATGAACTTCCGTCGTAGCCCTCGTATGCGAGGTGGTATTGGTGGCTACGTTGAGGTACCTCCTCACATGCGTGGTTATGTCGTTCGTCCAGAGGATGAAGACTGGATGTATAACGAACGGTACAACTGGTAGGTTTAGAGATCCACAGTCCGGGGCAATAGAGGGAAACTTCTATTGCCCTTTATTGTTGTTAAACTTATAGAGATTATGAATCTTACAGATTACGAAACATTACCGAGGTCACAACGTATCTATATGATGCACTTCTGACCTCATTTTAATAAGGCATTGTGCAAGTTCGCAGTCAGTAACATGTTCTTGGATGACGAAGAGCTTCAACCTATAGAGCCTATCACTAAAGAACAGGTGGACGAAATATTGGCAGCAAATAATATCCGTCTAGCAAACAATAGATTGTACGACTATGTATTTGTTGCAAATATGGGTAAAGCTGACTACATGGGTGAAGGAGGCTGCCTAGAAGACGAGCAACATTTAGCTAAGTATATCAAAAATGTAATTGATGATCCTGATGCTAGGGAAGGTGTAACCTTTGCAAGGTGGTTGGCTACTATGGCAGTAAATGGTATAGAGATAGAATGGTCTGACATACTTGATCACTCATGACAACTCAGAGTCTCCAGCTGTATGATTATGGCTGGAGACTATTTGTGTTTTATAATATAACAGTAAAGGACTTAGACATAGTATTACCTGCTTTATGGGAAAACGGTTGTAGTAATGAAGGTATTAGAGAAGTAGCTTTAGCTATCATGAATCCTAATTCTGGATTTACTCACACTCAAGGTAGAACAAGTATAATGGGTATAGGTTGGACTGATTCACCAGAACAGTTCCAGAACACATTAACTCATGAGATTAATCATCTTCAGGATGATATCTGTATCTACTACGGATTACCATTATCAGGTGAGATACCTTCTTCTATAGTTGGTAACATTGCTATGGCTATGTACAAAGGTTCCATAAAGTATTTAAATTATGCCTAGATCCATATTTACTATTGGAGCTTTACCTGGAGTCTCTATAGAAGGAGCTTATATCCATCCAGAGAATATCGAAAAGGTAAGGAAATTAATCGCAGCTATGCCAGAGATTGAGACTAGAGCTTATCAGAAAGCTTGTACAAACTTTGGTAAGATGCTTGCTAAATATGTGAGGAGGTGCATCATGTTTAATACTCCACCAGAAGGAGTATCATGGCCTCCTCATTCTCAAGATTATTTGAAGAAATATAACGTGCAGGGATTCTGGTACTTGTCAGGTCAAATGTTAAAGAGTATACGACTAAGACAGTATCAAGGTAGTTATTATGTTGGTCCCAACCCAGGTGAGAAGGCTGCCGATCCAGTAAACATTTACGGTAGGAGTAGAACTTCTAAACTTACTTTAGTACAACTGGCTAGAATATTAGAAGGTGGTACTGAAGGACATAGTAACTCTAAGTTCCATAATGATATCCCTGCTCGACCTCTATTCAGACCTTCTTTTAAAGCTGTTGGTGGTACAGAACGTCTAAAGAAATACCTAATCGCAAACTTAAGAAGAGAAGTTAAAAAATACCTATAATTATGTCATCACATTATAAACTAAAAGCCACAATAGATGGTACAGAAGTGGTTGGTGAATCTTTAGAGTTGACCGGTAATAAGTCTTTTAAAGTATTCCCAGTAGAAAAGAATGAAACTCAAATACCTATTAGAGGTTCTGCTGTAGTTAGTATTCTAGGTAAGAATCATAGTATATCACTTAATCATAAGGTGAATGATTCTCCTGATCCAGAACCCTCGTCTACTAAGTACAGTTACATTATGAATATGTATGTTAGTGGTACTACTCCAGTAGCTGCAGCAGATAAGGAGAATCAAGATACTGCTTATGTTATGGCTAGTCGTGGTAAAACTACTTACGATTCAACAGGACATTCTACCCAAAAGATAATCATAAGTGATGCTTATACTACCCAGGCAGCAGTAAGGGCTGCTGTAGGTGACTTTTCTAGTTATACTGGAGGAGTTGAATATAACAAGGGTAGTGTAATGACTTTGATTACCTTTGTGATGTATTATAAGTTTGCAGAAGAGTCAGGTGGAGTAGTAGTACCCCCTCCAGTTCCAGATGAAAATACTCCAGCTAGTCATAGAAAAAGAATACCATGTAGACCAAGTGCTGCTGTTAATGATTGGATAGTTAACGGTAGTGTTGGTTATATAGTAGAGTTTAAGGCTACTGAGTCTGGAGCTTGGCAACGTAGATTCTTTAATGCTTGGAGTGATTTTATACAGTTCTGGGATAGTATCTACACTAATACTACAGATTATTATGATATGGTATTCTACTACATATATCAGGGCACTGTTCAATTTAATGAGTTGTTAAATGAAAGGACTGGCCCTATTACTATTACCGAGATAGATAATGGTAAAGGTGTAGGTATACATGGAGCTAAGAATCTATATTTAGTACCTGCTCAACAGTCTGGTAAAACTACATATGGGGCAGCTATGATATCTGCTACAGCTGATATGCTAGATACTGGTTACGGTAAGTGGTTCTTTGATGATCTAACCATTACTCAAATAGCTAATAATAGGCTTACTGCTGCAGCTAAAGGTACATACAATTTAAAACCAAGGTTCAGGATAAGTTCTGCTAACAAGGCTTTCAATATAGCCACTGTAACTGGTGGTTCTATGATAGTAAATCCAGAGGGAGCTGGAACTCTATCTTACCAATATGTAGGTCAACCTTTTATTCTTAAGGTATTCAAAGAAACAGCTAACGGTATAATAAAGGATTACTTAAGACCCTATTACAAACAAGAAGGTACTAGTCAAAGTACTTCTCTATGGAAATCTTCAATTAATTTAATGGGATCTCAGAATTTTAACCCATTACAGTATGATCAGTGGTCAGGAGAGTTTCATTATTTACATACTAGGGATATTGGTTGTAGAGGTTTTATAGCTGGTCCTATGCAAGGTAATTACGGTATGTGTATTTTACAACTTATACCAATGAGCCTATATCCAATGTTTGGACTTAACCCTTATACTGTTAACGATGACCTTGATGGTGAAGGTGGTGTTGGTACTAAGGGTATAAACTATGTTAATAGGTATACTCGTTATGAAAGTGCTATGGGTAGTGCTGGTAATGATGATAAATATAAAGCTGCTTTTTTAAAATGGCCTAATGAAGATGGTAATAATGATCCAGATCATATAAGCCCAGGTATTATAGAAAGCTTACTATCTAAGATGGGTAAGAACTGGGAACATTCATACCAAAATGATAGTAACTATACTATTGTAGATAGAGTTATGATGGTACCAGTATTATGGACTGAAACTAGGTTAGAGGATGATGCTACTTTTAGAACTAAACTTATTAATGGTGATCTTGGTTTTGGTTATTACTTACTCTCACCTAATGCCAAAGATGCAGAAATAGATAATCCTGCTGTAGATGCTATTTATCGTATTCATATTGATGGCTTAGATATACAGATACAATAATGGTAACAACTCAAGAAATCATAGAGAGATCTCTATATGCTTCACTGATGCAGGTAGCTTTACAACTCAATAGGACTATAGATCCAGATTTGTATCTACCGGTATCAGCTGAGAATCAGCAAAGATATAAAGAAGCTGTAGAAGCTATTGGAGATAAATTTATCTACATCTTTGGAGTTGGTAATAATCAAGTACGAGGTCCAAAGATTGTACCAAGAATTACTATAGACCTGAATGCTTACTACCCAGGAAATATAGGTACTGAAGCATATATGGTTGGTGAAGAAAAAGAAAACGAAGAGTACCGCCAGTATTCATATCCGTTCGAAACTAAGAATGTTCAGTTTGACATCCATCTAGTGGCAAGTAGAATTGAAGACTTACGGTTACTTCACGGTATTCTGTATACTGCATTACCAGCAAGAGGTTATATAAAACCATTCTTAGAGGCAAGTTTGCAAAAGTATCTAGAGCATAAAAGACTTGCAAAGACTGGTAACCTGTATATAGAAGTTTCTAATTACTACGATCATAATGATCAGGAACATGGTTTGTTAGAGAAAGTTTACTCATATACTGTGGTCGATAGTTATATTGAGGAGAACTTCCCAGAAGGTGCTACCTTTGCTCCTATCAGGGATATTAGAGCTCTTATTCAACTTGAGGGCCAAGAAGGTACTCTAACTAATGACTCAGTATCTTTACATGTTCAGTAGTGATTAACGATACTCTAGTTACATAACATAAAGGATTTTAATAACACTTTAAACACAGTAGATTATGCCAAATTCACCTAAGGTTAGCTTCAACTTGATTAACAATAATCTGGAAGCTACAAAACCTCTCAATGGGGTTTCTTGCATGTTGGCCCGTACTACTAGTGGACCGGTGGGACTTGGTGAAACACTAATTAACTCGGTTACTAAATTCCGTAGTATTTATGGGTCTGAAATTGTTCCCGATGGTAGCCCTTCTAACATTGAGAAGGCACTTAAGGGAGGTTCAAAACTTCGTATCATCCGAGTAGTTGGTTCCGGTGCTACCGAAAACTTCGTTGCTACAGCTGCCAATCTTCAAGCTCCAGATACGATCTTTAATATTTCTTTGAAGGACGGTTCTATTGGAAATACTGCACAGGTACTCCAGTTTGCTTTCAAGGCAAAGAATAATCCTGCAGAGTTTAAGGGTAAGAATCCTCTGGTAAAAGTTCAGACTGATGCCAACGGTAATATCTTTGTTATTACTTACGAGGGTAACAATGTATTCGAAAAGGCTCTGCTCTTGAACATAAATAAAACAACCACTACTGTTGGTCAGGATACTGTAAACTATCTTTCATTCGATGCTAGTGCACTGAATACTTTCATTCAGTCAAATCGTTACTGGGATATTTACTGGATGTCTTCTTCTACAGTACTTACTGGTTGGGGAGTTCCTATTTCTCTTACAAAGGGTGGAGACTTCATGGTTAACCTGCTTAAGGAACACCTTGATGGTCTTAATATGGCTGGAACCAATCCTCTGACTGTAACTGTTAATCAGAAGGCTGCAGCTACTTCAGTAATGCTTACAGTTACTACCTCTGGTATTACTACTGGTGCTGGTAATCCAATGGAGGCTTATGTAATTATGGGTAACCCTGGATCTACTCCTACAGCTCAGCAGTGGAAGGATGCTGCAGAATCTATTCGTGATCTGCAGGAAATTTACGAGGTCTCTTGCTCTCACCTGAATCAGCATCTTTCTAGTGCTGATGAACTTTCAGTTCATAATTATCTCGGTAATATGGCTGATGAGATGGAAGAGTTCCAGTACTTTGTAGAGATTCCAGTTACAGAGGATACAACTAAGGCTCAGCTTATTGCACTGGCTGATCAGTACGAAGGTGCTATAGGTAAGTCTAAGTGGATTTGCTACTTCACTGCAGGTATTAAGTACTACAGTGAGAATGGTAACCTGGTTGCTTCAAATGTAATGGGTACTGTACATGGCCTTGCAGATGCTTGTGCATCTAACTATGGACCTTACCGTTCATTTGCTGGTATGAACCGTGGAGTTATTCCTGATGGTAATGGTCCAGTCATTGCTAACTTCGGTTCTCCATCTCGTTACGATGATCTTAATGAACTGGCTGAGCATTGCCTGAATATGATTGTGCTGAAGCAGACTCGTACTGCTGGCTTGGCAACTGTACTCTGGCACTCCTTCACTTCTCAGGTTCGTCAGGATAGCTTCCGCTACATTCATGCAGTTCGTTTGGCTCTGTATATCAAGAAGCAGATTCGTCCTATCCTTGAGTCATACATTGAGGAGCCTAACATGTGGAATTCTTGGAAGCGTATCTATCTTGAGGCTAAGCCTATTATGGATGGTCTGGTAACAGACGATGCCATTACCGAGTATACTTGGGAAGGTGACCAGGATGCTACATCTTGGGATGAGCTCACAGTAAACAATGAGGCAGATGCCCGTAACGGTAAGTACAAGCTTAACATCAAAGTTAAGGACGTAGCTACTATGCAGGATATCCAGGTTAACCTGGTATACGATCAGGCTTCTAACACGATGTCTTCTTCTATCACTACAGTGTAATTCTTTAATAACTAAAAGATATGGCAACAGCAAAAGTAAAAAACCCTAGAAAGACTTTCCTCTTTTCTATCACTTTTGCCAAACACCCAGTCAACAGCTACCTTTGTCAGAAAGCAACTGTACCCGATATCGAAATCGAGGAAGTTACTCATGGCGATATTAACAGGGACGTTAAGACTGCAGGTCGTGTAAAGATTGGCGATTTGATAGTAGAGAAGCTTCTTACAACTTCTGGCTCTGACACTTGGGCTCACGATTGGCTCATGGCTTGCCAGGATCACCTTGCTGGTGGAGGCCTTGTTCCTTCAGAGTATTGGGAAACCATGACTGTAAACGAACTGGCTGAAGATGGCAAATCAGTACTCAACACTTGGCTTCTCGATGAGGTATGGCCAAAGAAGATTGAAGGTATTGAATTTGACCGTACTGCATCTGAGAATTCTATCGAGCATATCGAATTTTCGGTAGGTACCTGCGATAAGATTTAACAGACACACTCTAGTTTAGGTGGAGGGGCTAGTTCTGGGAGAGATCCTAGTTCTGGCCCCATTTTTGTTTTTATTCACAACTTAAAGGTTAAACATTATGGAAATTCAATTAAGGAAGATGGCCTTCACGTTGCCTTCAGGATATTCCTGTGAAATTCGTGAACAGAATGGAGAGGATGAGGAAGTACTTTCTAATCCTGCAAATATTAAAAACTTCATGAATATCAATGAGTTTATTGCAGGGATAGTAACTCATACCGATTTTACTGCCTCAGGCAAACTTATAGTGCAAGATGTAATGAAACTTCCATTACTAGACAGAGCAGTAATTTTGATTAATTCTAGAATCTTCTCTCTCGGTGAGGAACTGGAGTTTAATTATAAATGGCCTAGACCAGATAACTCTAAGGAGCAGGCTGAGTTTACTTATACTCAAAATCTTAAGGATTATATCTTTGAGGATTATGGTGTTAAGCCAGATGAGGAAGAACTCAAGGCTAAGCCTGATGCAGTACCTTATTACCTTCTTGAGGAGGATAAGGATAACCCAGGAAAGATTAAGCTCACAGATCATAAGTTCACACTATCTTCAGGTAAGGAGATTATGTGGGATGTAGCTACTGTTGAATCAGAGCAGTATCTCATGAAACTTGGTTTGGACAACATTTCTCGTAATAAGGATTTGATTGCTCGTAACCTCCGTCTCAATGTAGATGGTAATTGGGAAAAGGTTCAGAACTTCAAACTCTTCTCAGTTAGAGATATGGCTGAGATGAGAAAGGAGATCTTGGCTTCAGATCCTTCATTCATTGGTACTACCGATATAGAAGATCCTATAACCCACAGTAAAACTCAAATCTCCATACTGACAGTACCAACTTTTTTCTACCTGACGGAGTAGGTAATGAGTATAGGTTTGTATTCATTACAAGGTCTGAGATAACCCTGGACTATCTCACATACCTTAAACTTCCGTATAGGTCCAGGAAGATATTTTATCAGTTGGCAGAAGATTATCAAAAGAAGTTGAAAGAAATAAAGAATAAGAAACCATGATAGGTATGAATTCTGGTCAGGCCATGGTATCTGTAGGAGTTGCTATGATCCTCCAAGACCAATTCACTAATCAGGCTAATAACATAGGTAAAGCTTACAGAGACATGATGGAAGAAATCTATCAGTCATCTGGTGCTTCTAGAGGATTAACTGAAATGGTTTGGTCTAGGGGAGCAACTGCTGGAGCTTTAACCGTTATGGGTGGCTTGATAGACTCCTACACATATTTCGCTGACGTTCAGAATGACCTATTCTGGGCAACCAAAATGACCAACGGTGGTCTAGAGGAACAGCAAGCTTTGATGGAGAGGGTGAGAGAGGTTAACCTTGTTACTCCCCTCACCAACAAAGACCTTTCTTCTGCTGCTAGGTTTATGGCAATGGCTGGTAATACCAATGAGGCAATCCAACATATGCTTGAACCTGTAGCCGAGCTTTCTGGTGTATTTGGTATGCAAGCTGGTGGCAAAGGTGGAGTAGCTGACCTGTTCACTAACATCTCCATGATGTTTGGTAGAAATCTAGAAGATCAACAGGAAGCATATAATGTTGCTAATGAACTCTATGCAGTAACTACTTCATCTAACACCAACCTTCAGGACTTAGCTCAAGCCATTACCTATTCTGGTTCTGAAATGCGAAGAGCTGGATATGGTCTTAGAGAAACTGCTGCTAGTATTGGTGCTATGGGTAACTATGGTATACAAGGTAGTGCAGCTGGTACTGCTCTAGCAAACATGATGCGCTATATCCAGTTATCTGCATCAGGACAGAAGAAGAAGGGTTCCGATATGCTGGCAGCTGTTGGCATTGATGCTAAATCTCTTATGGATTCTGAGGGACACCTCATCTCATTGAATGATATATATCATAAGATGTATGAGGCTACTAAAAACTTGGATACCTTCTCAAAGAACAGTTTCTTTTACAATGTATTTGGAGTTCGTGGTACTCGTGAAATTGCTGCGATGGTTCAGATGATTGAAGATGCTGCAGGAGGAGCTTCTAAGTACGAAGAGATTATGCAAAGGATGCAGGATGCCACTGGTAATAACGAACTTGGTAAAGCTTATGGAGAATGGACTGAAGGCCCTGCTGGTCAGTTAGCAATGTTTAAGGCTGAGCTTGATAACTTGAGAACTACCGTAGGTGAACAGATTGCTCCACTCTTTACTCCTATCATACACCATCTGAATAGTATTATGAGTATGGTTGGTTGGTTAGGAAAAACTGGTTTAGGTGGTGCAGCTATTCGTGCTGTAGCCGTAGGAACTGCTTTCCAATTAACTCTAAGAGTACTTACTGCTATCAGGGGCATTATTAGAGTAGCTACTGTTGGCATCACTCAAATGTCTTCAGCTGGAGGTAGGATGTCAGCTGGTCCTGCTGCTGCTAATACTCAGTTTGTTTTGATGGAAGGTCATTTACGCACTCTTATAGTTCTTATGGGTGAGTACTTGGCTATGAACAATATGATTCCAAGAGGTGGTATAGCTACTCCCTATGGAACTGTATTTGCTCAAGGTGGTAGAGCTAGGATTACTAATACTGCTGCTGGAGTTAGAGGTATGGGTCTTAACAATGGTATGAATGTTATGACTGGAGCTGCTGTAGGAGCTGCTGCTGCCAAGAGTGCCGGTGCTGCTGGAGGTGCTGCTGTTGCTAGAGGCTTAGGTTCTAGGATCATAGGTTTCCTTGGTGGACCTTGGGGTATAGGTTTATCTATAGGTATACCATTATTGATAGACTTACTTACAAGTAATAATGATGAGAATCGTAAACAGACTGAACTATTAGAGGAATCTATTAGTGCAAGTGAGATGAAGAACTTGGAAGATGAAGCTCTTATCAATGCTTTACGAGCTGCTTGTAAGGAGGGTATTATTGATGGTGTTGGTAGTGCTAAACCAGTACCTGTAGAGGTAACTGTAGAAGGTGGAGGTAATTATACTAACCTTAATATGGGAGGTAACGATTTTAATATCTTTGAGTAATGGCTTCTTTAAAATCAAATACATATGAACTTAGAGAACAGCTATATGATAGGCAAGGTAAATCTAGGTTACAAAGTGCAAACTGGAAGAATCCTGTTAATGCTATAGGTACTACGGTAACAGGAGTATTTTCAGACTTGTCTCAAGGCTTTGTTGAGAAGACCGGAGGCTTAACTTCTGGAGATATTAATAAAGTTTGGAGACTTAAGATATTAACTGACAAGTTGGGTGGACCTGCTAGTGGTAGAATAATGGGTTTACCGAGAGACAGTGCTTCTACTGGTAAGAAGAATATACCTAATAAACTTCCTAACCAGAAAGTTTGTCAAGCTGGTGGATACCCTATACCTAAGATGAATGAGGCTTCTAAGAAAGTTTGGAAAGCTGATTTGAATGAAGGTCTTATGAGACCAGTTGGTAATGTAGATGGTGATCATTATGAAAGCTTACCAGTAGATCAGCCTGATACAAAGACCTTTAAGGTATCAAGAACTTCTAAGTATAGGAAAGAGGTATCTCAGCAAGCAAGTAATCATAGAAGAAATGAGATAATCATTTTCAATATGAACAGTACTGATAATGGTTATCAATACATAACTCTCCAGAATAGACCTCCTGAACTTGAGTTCCAAGGTGAAACTGCCTGGGCTACCATTAAATCCTTTGGTAGAAATATACCTATGTATCATTTTACTGGAGCTGAGGATAAGATACAACTTCAAATTTCTTGGTTCTGTAATGATCCAGAAAGACCTTGGGAAGTTATTCAGAAATGTCGATTACTTGAGGCTTGGTCTAAAGCTGATGGTTATTATGCTGGTCCTCCTATCTTACAAATAGATTGGGGTGGTTCTGGGCTATTCTCTAATGCTCTATTCATACTTACTTCTGCTAACTACATCCTAAAGAATTTTAGGGATGGTTATATAGATCGTAGGTTAGAGAAACCTGAGTGGGTAGATGGTAAACTATATCCTATGGCAGCTACTCAAGAGCTTATATTTAATAGGGTAAGTGGTACTAATCCCTTACACTCTTCTATCTATGACCCAAGTAAGTTAGAAGGTTTGTCTGGAGTTGGTTATTTGAGTACTGCTCCAAATGATATAAAACAAACTAATGTTCAAGATGAGAATTCATTATGGCAGTCAGAGTCTTAGCAAGTCCTTATGATAGTGCTAAAATCATAGACTATCCTGATGGTAGTTATTCAGTAGAACCCACAGGTTTGGATGGAGCTATAATAACTACTTCAGTATATACTGTAAAAGAGGGAGATACCCTTCAGGGTATAGCTCATGCTTTATACGGTGATTCAGGTCTGTGGTATGTACTAGCAGAGGCTAACAATATACAGAATCCGTTTGATATAAAAGAGTTCTATGCTGGTCAAATTCTAAACGTTCCTTGATATGGCAAAGTTGCAAATGTCTGAGATGCCTAGCATCTTACAACACGGTACAGCTACTCCTTACCTTGCAATATTTGATGGGCAAGGTAATCCATTTAGGCACCCTATTTCAGGGGTGCCTCTTGGAGCGTATATAAGTAAATTCTCTTACAAGTTTGATCCTAAAAAGAACAACGAGTGTACTATTACATTTGATTGTGGAGACCCAGATGTAGTTGGAGAAAGTGCTTTTAAAGAGAACTCTAAAATTATGGTACAGTGGGGTTATATCTATAGTGATGGTAGCTCTATCTCTTGTGATCCAATTGTATTATATATTAGGGATTATAATGTAGACTTCGATGATTCAGGAGTTCATTCTTCATTAATATGCCTTGATATCAAAGAGGAAATAAGAAAACAATTCCCTGTGAAACCTAATGGAGATGAACAAAGAACTCTAGATAAGTACCTAGAAAACGGGTGCGATGATGATATTCCTGTTATAATAGAAAGATTTGATACTAACGATGATTGATCAAAAATTAATATCACATCAGGTTTTCGAAACTATACAAGGTGGTATATCAGATAACCCAATGAGAAAAGGTACTATCATCTTTGCTAATAAGTTTACTGGAGAACCTGTGGAAATGTCAGAAGAACTTAGGGCTGCTATTAATATGGATGGTACCTTTATAGGTAATAATCCTATTAACCAGTTAGAGAAAGCTTTAGCTGGAGTCCCTGGTGGTCCTTGGTTTATAGATGTTAGAAACGAAATACTGTACATACATAACAGAGCTTTGGATCAGCCAGCTAGTTATGATTATGTATATGGTTCAGAGAATGGAGAATTACTTAGAGTAAGCTTCAAAACTCAGTATAGAACTAAGAATGCTCCACGTGGAGGTACTATGTCAATAGACCAGTTTAGTAAAACTCTACGAATGCACTCTAGTTCACAAACCTCTTCTTCAGAGATTGCTAGTGATGAGACCGATAGAACTGCTAAGGATGTACTTATCAGGAGAGCTCGTCAGGCTTACCTAACGGCTAAGGCTAATACTATGTATCCTACTCAACGTAGAGGTGGTGGAGTTGAAATGACTAATAGTGCTGATCTATCTAATTTCCTATCTTATATTAATATAGGACTTAGAAGAAAGGGTAAAGCTTCTTTAGGTAATGATATTAACAAGCTCTATGATATGAGCTTGGATAACCTATCTTCTTGGTATGATTCTTATGTTAACTACTTATCCCAACAAACTCAAGCTCACCTTGAATCCTATCAACGTTCAGCTTCTGGTACAGATCTAAGGTATCAGCAAAGGTCTAAATCAAATGAGATATATCAATCTCAATCTTACGAACAGTTTAAACCTTTGGTAGCTAATTTCCTTGATAAGACTTTGGGAGATCGTAGTTCTAGGTATAGACAAGAAGTAGAGCAAGAATTAAAGAGAGCTTTTCAGCAAGGTCCAGAAGCAGTAAGAGAAGTATTACATAGATACTTCGATAACACTACTTATTCTCAGTATACTCATAGTGGTTTAAATGAGGTACAGAATGTAGATGTAGCTACCTTGATGAAAGGTAATGCTAGAATACCTCCGGCAGTAAATGGAAATGGTACAATCTACTTCACTAAATCAGATGGTCGATTTAAACAATCTGGTGAAGAGATAGGTACTGGTACTATTATGTCTGGAGTAGTTAGATTACTTGAAGCTGCTGGTTACCAGAACGTTACTCTTACTGCTTATGATGTTAAGTGGGGAGATTTACGTAGATGGGTAAGTTGTAAACTTAAGGTTAAGTATAGGCAACAGATGAGAAACTACAAGAGAATATCTGGGTATCAGTTTATGTATGATTACTATACTAGGTACACTGGATCTCCTCAAGGTAGGTATACTCAATATTTACGTAGGCAAGCTTTGGGAGCTAATACTTCTCGTAAGATAACTCAGCAAAGACTTGAGGTTGAAATGCTTGTAGTTGGTAGACCATCTTTGACTGCTAATGGTAAGGTTAAGATTAGTAATATAGGTAGTCGTTCCGGAGATTATATTATTGAAAGATGTATACATCAGATAACTCCAGGAGAAGGCTACACTTGCTCTTTAACTTTATCTCAAGGTATACACAGTGAACCCGTCGGTACAGCTACTAATGATGTACCTATTACAAGTAAACCAAAGAAGAAGGGTGGAGGTTCTGCTGCAGGTGGTGGTAGTCGTACTCGTGAGAATGGTAAGGGTGGTACAGTTAACACTTCTCCTACAGAGCCTATTGCTATATGGGTTACTCCTGCAGAACGTGCCTACTTTGAAACTCTACTTACTAGGTCAGATGCTGTAGCAGCTCAAGAGGAATTTGTCACTCAGATCAAATACTCAAGAGAGAATGCTTATCAGAAAGCTAGACAGTCTGGTAAATCAGAAGCTGAAGCTAGGGAAGCTGTAAGAGCTATGAATCAGACAGGTATAGTATCTGTAAAGAATAAGCATGTGACTAGTGATAACCTATATCTTAAAGAAAACTTAGAGCCTCACTATCGAAGTGTACCTCAGAGATATCGGGTAGCTTATAGAGATGCTGTAAGAGCTATTCTTCAGGAAAGTGTAAATGGAATTAAATCGAAGTTAGGTTAATGGATGATTCTATGGTAAGACTTATTCAGGAGCAAGGTTTAGAGGCTACTGGTAGGTTCTATTCTATATACACCGGCATAGTAGAGGATAATGATGATCCTCTACAAATGCACCGGTTAAGAGTATCTATACCTTCTGTAATGGGAGGTATAACTCAATGGGCTTTTGCTAAGGGTTCTCCTGGAGGTTTTAATTGTGGAGCTAAATTAATTACTCCTGATATTGGAGATTTAGTATATGTAGAATTTGAGTTTGGTAACCCAGATAAACCACTATGGACCTACAACGGTTGGGGAGAAGATGAGATGCCACAGGAGTTAGCTGATCCAGATGTAATGGGAGTAGTTACTCCAAATGGTAACATAATTACTGTTAACGATAAGACAGGAGACCTGTCTATACATCTAAACGGTAACACTTCGATTCAACTGGATGGAGACTTTATAGTACAGTCCAAAGATTCTGTTTGTATAGGTGGTGAGAAAGGTACAGCTATTAATAAAGGTGAGTATGGTGGAGTGATTATAATCCAACAGCTTACCGATAAGCTTAATAAGTTGCAAGGTGAGTTGGAAAAATTAAGAAGTTTATTTAACTCTCAC